AGCTTCAGCTGAGTGGGGAACAACAAGAACTGTATCAGAAATTTGGGAGAGGAGTGATGCCACGAAATATTCGCCAGAACGACCAACACGTTCTGTAGTTCTTGACATAGCTATTCAAATTTCTTTTCCTTGTTAGACATGGGGTTTTTATGGAGTTCTTGATTTTCTAAAATCTTCTAATATTTTTTGTTTTTCTTTATCGGAATCTATTTCATCATCTGCTGCACCAATTACTCTGCTTGTTCTTAATATTGGAGCATAGTTTGGTTTTAAAATTGTATTAATATTATCAATATTTGTTAAAGCTGGACTTGCTAGTCTTTTAGCTTGACCAACTTTTATTGCGGTTTCTCCTAACAAACGAGGAGAAGAAGCTCCAGCATTTAAAGCAGCCATAAATGCAAAAAGTGGATTGGATGTAGCAACACCAGCTCCAACTCCAGCTGCTCCTACACCTCCAGCTGTATATCTTCCCAATCCTCTTGGAATAAATGTATCTGCTGATTGAGCGGCAAGTTGATATGGAAGGTTTGGCTGACCTCCTATTTCTGATATTTCATCTAATAAATTTCCTCTTAAACCAAAACTTGTATTTGCATTGTTTCTTGTTGTGGATTGTAATTTTCTTGCAATACTTTCAACATCTTCTATTTTTCCAGAACCTAATGCTTTTTTTATTTGTTTTTCTAACGTCTTAGACTGTTCATAGGCTTGCATTACAGGGCCATATTCTGGAGAATTATCTAAAATAGTCTTTCTAAGACTGTTTCTGTAAGAAGTTACTAAAGCTCCTGTTCTATCCGTAGCTGTTGCGTCTGGCATAAAATCATCAAGAGATTGTTTTAAAAAATCCAAACCATCAACTGTATGTAATTCTGGTGATTTTACCCAATCATCAACCAAATTATTTATTTCTTTAATTTTTGCGTTTATTTTAGGAGTTCCAACCTGACCTCGTTTAGTTGATTGTGTAAATTCTTTTATTGTTTTGTTTAAATTATTTTTTACAACTTTAGGATCAATTTTAATTTTTTCTAAACCAAGATTCTCCATGCTGTTTAAATATTCTTTTTTTCTAGCTTTTGCTACATTCTGCAACCCTTCCATATAACTATAAACAGGCTGTAGGGTTGTTTCTAAAGTTTTGTTAGCAGACATTTGAGATCTTATTGCATTTAAAACATCACCGCCTTTTTCTCCACCTTTAGCTAAAGTAGTTAAAACTCCATCACCAAGACCAGATTGCCCTTTTATAATATTGCCTACAGTCGCTTCTGTAATGCCCTTAACAGCGCCAGGTGTTTTTTGTAACCCTTTCATTAAAAGAAGCGTTGGATCAACTGCTTTGGTTGCCTTACTAATTATATTGCTAGATTTAAGGGGCGCTCTTGCAAGGCTTAAAGGAACTGCTAAATCTGCCAAAAATCCTACAGGATCATTTTTTAAAGTGTTGGCAACTTTGCTTTTAACTTCATTAAAATCTTTACCACCATATCTATCATAGTAAAATTTCCCAACCGCCCTTGCAGCTTCTTCACTTGGCTGTTCACCAGGTGTATATAGATTGTAAATTCCTTTTCCTAATTCAACTAAATTTTTAGCTGTTTCTATAGGACTTAATAAAGGCGTAATAGTATCACTAGCAAATTTATATGCGCTTGAAGGAACATTTCCAAGAGTTTCTAAACCACTATCAAGAACACTTAATTGTTCTTCTTTTTCTTTTTCTAATTGTTCCAAAGATTTCATTATTTATTTTCCTGCTTCTCTTTTAATTTCTTTTTCAAGAACAGATTCCCATATAGAATCTTCTTTAGCTTTTTTGTAGGCATCTTCTATTTGAATATCATCTAAATCTTTAGCATCTAAAAAATAATCTTTGCTTAAATCTCTTATAAAAGATTCTGAAGTATATTCTTTGCCTTTATACCCACGCATAGATTTATTATTGTTTTCATAGTAATCAACTGATTCTTTCTCTGTTTCTATTAACTGTTGTGATTGTGCTTTTAAATCAAGTAATCTTTCTAAATTTTCTTCAGGTGAAAGACTAGGGTTGTAACCTCTTCTAATTAAGGCTTCACCTTCTCTTTCTGAGAATTGACCACCTAAAATTTCTTTTAAACTTTGTTGAATAACACTAGCAACTCTTTCTTCTACCATTAAACCTTGTTCATTAAAATACGCAGCTAATTTTGGAAAATCAGATAACATACCAGCGCTTACACCAGAAATAGCAACTCCGTTTTTGGCTGCTGTTTCTAAAATAAGCTGTGCATCTTCTAGTCTTTCTAAATTAGCAACATTTTTTGCACCCCTACCATCATCAATGTATTTTGTATAAATGGTAGCAAATTTCTCATCGGTAGAAATTTCACCTTTATTCATAGGTCTTTCGCCAAAACCCAATCCTTGAGTGGCTAATGTTTTGGCTACTTCTTTATCATAAGTAATTTTTGGATCATATTTACCAACAGAGCCAAGACCCATAACATCATTAATCTGTTGTTGAAGATTTGCTTTTTTGGCTGAATCTGTTTCTAGCCTTAATTGTGTTCTTAATTCATTAAGAAAATTTGCGTTTGTAATTAAAGTAGATCCATCTTTTCCACCAAACTGACTTTCAAATTGATATTTAGCAAACAACTCTGGGTTTGCTTTAGCCAATTCTTTTTGTGCTGCGTTTAAATTAGAACCATCTATTGCTGCATTTAACTTAGCAGCATTATCCCTAGCAGTACGCAACTGTTCGTTTTGCTGAAGCATAGCCATATCTTGCGACATATCATTGCCTTTTAACGCACCACCAAGAAGATAAAGCATTTTAGTTAATCCTTGTTTTTTTTCAGGTGTCATGTTTCTAAATCTGTCACCAAATCTTTTTGGTTGTGGGGGAGTAACAGGTGTAGGAAGATTTACAGGATATTGTTGTTTTATATTTCCCAATATTTGTTGCATATTTAATAAATTATTTATTGCCATTTATAAAACTCCATAATTGACTTTGTAGTAACCATTAGCGTCTTGAATAACCGCTTCAGGCATGTACTTTTTAACTTCTTGAGCAATAACACCAATGGTTGAAGTGTTGACTCCTAACTCTTTGGCTTTGTCGTTCCAATCCCAAGTATATAAATTGTGTCCGTTTTCAGACTTACCAATAGGTTTAATGTTTTCTTTTAATCTTTCGTCAGACCAAATAACAGCAGCTAACTGAGCAGCTGTACCCAACACATCACCAACACCAGTTTGTTGTTGACCTGTTTGTGTTGTGGTGCTTTGTTGTGGTATTAATCCAGCTGCTTGTGATAACAAACCAAGTTGCTTTTGACCATAACCCATAGCATCTGCGTATTGACCATAAGCTTGATTAAGAGCTTGTTGCTGGAATTGTTGTTGTTGTCCACCTATGCCAGACAATAAACCAAGATTGTTGTATTGATCTGCTAATTGGTTGCCAAATAAACCAGCTTGGAAACCTCTGTTGCCTATTTCTCTGTTTATATCTTGTCCAGCTAGTGATGTAGCTCTATCAAAACCACCTTGTCGTAAGCCAGCAGCAGTTCTAGCTGCTTGGTCTGCAAACGCTCTGTTGGTTTCTGCTTCTAATACTCCACTTCTTGAACCACCAAAAGCACCAGCTCCTATAGCTCTGTCTTGATCTCTACTAACTGCCATTTGCCTAGATCTATCTAAATCAGCCAACGTAGTATCTACAACTTGCTGTGTGTATGGATTTTGATAAGCACCAATGTCTCTATCTAAAATACTAGGTGCGCTCATGCTAGCCAAAGCGTTTAATGAACCTCTAGGATCGTAACCCATAGATTGACCAAACATATTTCTGGTTGCATCAAAACCTGTTAATTGGTCTGGATTAAAGCCAGCCACACGAGGGCCTGTGTATGGAAGGTATGGTTGATTAGCAATAGTTTTACCTGTGTTGTAGACATCTTTGTATATTGCCATTAATTGAGGATCAATCGCTGTTGACTGAGTTGTTGTATTTTTTCCTTTGCTCATAATTTATTCCAGTTCTTTTCTAATCATGTGTTCTTCCACAAACCCATGTTTTTTTAAAAATCTTTGCCATCCTTTTCTTCCCCCTCCGTAAAGACGAGAACACCCAAAAAAAGTGGCAAATCTTTCAAACTCTGGCAACATTGCTAAGAGTTCTTCTACGTCACCACCACAAAACAATAAGTTCATTATACGTTTTTGTGGGTAAGTGACCACTTCCGTTATCATTATTGACTCACTTGCTGGCCAAAGTTGAAACTGTCCATTCTCTATGCCATCTTCTATATCTTCAAGAGCATAAAGGTCTTGTAACTCAATAGCTGGAACTAATAAGTGTCTTAGCCTTAACCAATGAGGTTTCCAGTCCTCACTATGATACTGCTGTTGTACTGAGGTTTCCACTATTGTCCGCTTGTATTTTAAACTTAGAGCCATCAGGACTCACCAAAACTATTTCTGTCTGATCGCCACCATTGGCTTCAATGCGTTCACCTTTATTAAAAGTTAAGCCTGATTGGTATTCTAATTCAGACACCAAATAGTTTTGATATTCCCTATCATATTGTTCACCTGGTCTTGTAAATGCCTTTCTCGCCATTACCTACGACCTCTGTTCCTTAAATCTAATCTTATAGCACCCACTTCAAAATCTTGTGTCGTTTCACCTGTAACTTTCATCTGTACCTGTCGAGCTGTAAACCTTGCATCCGTATATCCATCTGCTGAATCAAAAGTAAAAGAGCCAAAATCTGTTTCAGGCCCTAGCGGTGTAAACTTTCCTTTAAAACTAAGGGTTACGCCAGGTAGTGTGTTAGCTTCTGAATCTGGAATAATCTGATTTACTTGCACACAACGATCTCCATTACCTATTTCTATAGGCCCTGATTGTGCGAAAGGTACAGAAGCTCCCAATGAAGGAGAGTTGTTCAAAACAACGCTTTCATGTTGGTAAACAAAACCAGCGTTATCCGCAGCAATAGGATAGTCAAACACCCCTTGATCCACCCAACAACCTCTGTCCATAGATCCAATACTCCAGCTGTTATCTAAATAATTCCAAACAACGTATTTTTCTGGTTTTAAAGAATCGGTTGATGGAAAGAACCACCATATTTCATTAAAGTTAGAGTTATGTCCTCCAGCTATGGTTTTTCTATAACTGTAATTAAGATCGTCAAATATATAATCATGTACTTCACAGGGAATCTCTTTAACAGAACCATCAAAAACAAAGAAACTGTTTTCACCCATCCATGCTAAGAAATTACCAGCACTAACGATACCTCTTGTTGATATGGCTTTACAGTTTGTGCCAGCATCTTGAATACCATATACAAATGGCTGACCAGTATAATAAAGACGTGCAATTCCTGTATCGGTAAACAAAATAACGTCTGTTTGCCATTTAACAGCACCTATAACTCTACCGCCTGTAGGTACTTGTAAGTCACCAGCCGTATTAGTCGCTGCTGCTGTCCAAGTAGTTAATGCTTCTCTTGATGACCAAGCAATCTTTCTTGGATCTCCACCAGAACCAATCGCTAATATATGCCTTTCATTAGTGACCACAACACCTAGATTACCTGTCGGTGCATTTGTGATAGCAGTTCCAGCTGCATCTGGAGTGTTTGTTCCTCCACCATGAGGTCGCCATTGATAAATCTTGCCATCTGATGCGGAGCAAAATATTAAATATTCACCCCAGTTATCAAATGAAAAAGATGTTGTGTTAAAAAGTAATCCTGATTGAGAACGAGCATCACCATAATCTTCTACGTTGTAATTGTATGCACCAAACCCTAAAGGATCAGCAGAAGCGTCTGTTACAAAACCAGATGGTGTTATGTCATACCAAGTGTTTCTAGTTAAAACATAAACCTTTTGTCTTGTACCAACCGCTAGAATTGGATTGCCAGCGTTATCTGAATAAGTAAAAAGAGCTGTGGGTGTGCCTGTTAGTGCTGTGCTTTTTAACTTTTCCCAACCACCAATGGGCCTTA